ACCCATATTTAGTGGCAGCATTATCAAACTCATCATAGAAAGCCTTTCTTTCTTCTTTTGTTAAAGCACGCCCTTTAGTAGCCTGTGATTCTTCTTCCTTTACATCCAGATATAATTTCATTATTTGATAAGTAGTCGTTTGATAAGCCATTGCTCCAGAAGCCGCAGTGCCCGCCAGATAAGCGGCAACTCTAGTCCCAGGTAAAGGAATAAAGCCAATTGGCACACCAACAGCCGCACCAGCCCCCATTGATGTAATAGAATAAGAAAGATTTTGGGGTAATTGTGCCAATTCCGTCATAAAGGGCGCATCTGGATACTGCTCACTAATATCACGAACAAACTTGCTTATATCCTCATTAGCCTCAGTAATAAGTTTATCAGCTTCATCCTCATAAAGAGCACCCTTTTTGCCTTGTGTGCCCGCCAAAAAAGACGCTTGAATCTGCTTCGGTAATTTTAATAAGCCTTGTCCGAATACTTTAGCGGCATCCCGAATGGGAATATACGGCATTGGCTTTTCAATTTTTTCAACAGGAACACCAGCACCCAGTTGAGTAGCAACATAGTAAGAAAATGTGTGCCCCTTTAATTCTGGGATTGGTTTTGCTCCCATCACCTCGCCAAATGTAAGCTTCCTTCCAATTAGTGCCTCTATGCGTTCTTGTGTTGTTTTGGGTTCAACCTTTGGCACCTCAGGCAATTCAACTTTTGGGAGTTCAGGTGGCGGTTCAATTTTGGGGAGTTCAGGTAATGGCTCAGCAACAGCAATGCCTGCCTCTGGAGGCTTCTTCCTCTTCTTGGCTAATATTCTTTTCAATATCTCATCTATATTGATTCTTCCGTCTGGCAATTCCTACCTCCCAAATCTTAAAAGGCTACTGTTTGTATTCTGGGTTGATATGCCCAGGGTTTCCCACCCATCCCGAACGGATATCTAGTCGCATATTCCTCCCTAAATCTGGGCGTTTTAAGATATTCAGCCCAAGTCTCCTCTACCCTTTTCTCTACTTCCTTAGGAGTTAACCCAGGCCAATATCGCTCTTCAAATCTAGGAATAGTCGTTTCAAACTCAGAAGCAATTCTGCCGAACTGGCTTGAAAACCATTCCTTCCACGGCTCGGGGCCAGTTAACCGTGTTTTAGTTTCACCAAATATCCTTCCATATCTTGGCGTTACCCTTTGTGTCTCCCACGCTCTTTGTCTAGTATATGCCCGATATGCCTCTGGGCCCATTCGTGCCATTAACGGCAGTGCTGCGTATTGCCGTTGCCACTTTTCTTCCTCTTCTTCCTTCCGTAATCGCGCAGACTCAGCCTCGTATTCCGCCCATTTCTCAGGGGCTAATGCCTTGAAGAATCCTACCGTCCCAGCTTCATATCCGCCAAATCCTTCTGGATAAGATGTCACCAAAGGCAGCATCCAATCTTTAGGCACCCTGCCCGTATATGTCGCAAACCTCGCCGCAGTTTCGTATGACCGTTTCTCTTTTAGAGCTTCCCCTGTTAGCTCAGGATAGTCCAGTGTTGGATAAACTATTTTATTAAAATAATTCAAGAGTTTCCTTATTTCGTCTTCTGGGGCAGCCTCATCTTCTCGCAAGAACCCAGCTCTCTCCTCTCCATAAGTTCTTGTTACCCATCCCCAAAATGCTTTAGTAAATGAGTCATCAAGTTCTTCATCTCTTCCGTTTGGCATTATCTCCTCCCCTTCAAGTAATCCTGATATAGACCTACCCAGTAAGCAATCGTGCTTTGCCTGAAGTTAGGCATTCTGGCCTTCTGGTTCGGTTGATTAACATTCGGCTGCGCAGGACGGGGGAACTCTCCCAGACTATGCCTCTTCCTCTGAAAATGATAAGGCTCTATTCGCCGCAAGAGCTTCGCCCCTGGATAATCTCTTGGATTTAAGTCTGGCATTACATTCCCTCCACTGTTGGGGGAGCCTCAACGGTTGGCGGCGGAGGCACTAAGGCTTCCGCCTCCATACCAGCTTCTCCTCCTGCGACTGGAGGAGATTCACTTGGCACTGGTTGCCCAACTTCAGCACCCTGCATCTCTGTCATTTCCATCCGATATAAATCCCGCATCAATTGCTCAGCTTCATCTATTCTACCTGCTTTCATCAAGGCTTGGATAGCCCTGACCATAGCCAATTTAGGACTATGCTCTGCCATCTCTATTGCCGCCATATCACCAATTTCTTTTGGAGATGGTAGCTTCAGAATATATTCCTGTATGAAAGCATCTGGTAATCCCTGTCTCTTTGCCATATCAGCTATCTGATAGTTTTCAAGCTGTGTCCAGGGTGTCCTGGCTATAAACTCTACCTTAATTGTATGCGGTTTCTTTATATCAACGGGACTAATATCTATCTCGTAGTATTCACTCTTTAGTATCCCCCTAGCACTAATCTTCTTTATCCTTTTACCACCAACACCACCCTCAGCTAGTTGTTCCTCCACCAACCGACATATATTTTCATAGAACGAATTGAGATTTCTTAATTGTGGATTAAATACTCTATTAGCCGCTTCTTGAACCAAATTCTGTAAAGTCCCGGATTGTGGCGGTTGCCGAATATCAATATCAGGCATTGACCCCCTAACTCTCCACGAATCTAGCACTTGAAATAAATTAACTAGTGTTGGTGATATTTCCCTTAATGGAGATGGTTCTAACCGGCCATGATTTAGGGGGATATTAAAAACACCTTCAGCTAAAAAGGTAGTAGATTGAATCGGGTTCGCTTCCTCATCGTGATAATATAATGTCGGTTGCCTATAAAGTAAATTAGCGTGAGAAGCCCACATAGTAGCTAATGTATTCAAGAGGTCATCAACCCCCCTATTGGGTGCTAATATACTCTCCCCATAGCCTTCCATCTCATTGCTTGATGCGCCCTGAATTGGAGGTCTAGTAGCCACTGGGGCAATTAAAACGGGCATTGATTTCATCTTATATTCTTCAGGTTCTTTAACAAACTCCTTTTCGCAAATAACAGCGTTAGAGATTTTATTCTTATCCTCATATTGCCAGTAGTCAATAACAGAATATGCGTCCTTTTCTTTTGTCCAGGGCTTATACCAGGGCGTTTTCCTTGCCTCTTTACCATATTCATCTTCCAATTCTGATGCTGACCGATGAGTAGTATAAGCAGTCCACAAAAGACCTTTGCCACCCTTTTGATAGACCAGCCATCTGGGGTCATATGGTAAGAAGTTAAAGATAACCTCGCCATCCTCTTTATAAGTAAGAAATCTACCAGCAACCCACCCTCTCACAATGGAATACCAGACCAAACTTTCCTTTAATGTCGGCAGGAGCAAATTAACAAGCCTTTCGTCTGCTTTGTAAAAGGCATAGTCCAGCAACCTTTCTAATTTAGCAGTAGCTTCTCTTAAGTCCTCCCCTGTCTGTGTTTGTGCCATTCTAACGATAATCTGCCTTTCTGAGGAGGACAATATGGATTGGACATTATCACAGAAAGTTCTTGGGGCATTAGAAACAATCTTAATATCGGTGCCCGCCGCCCCAGCGAAGGGTAAATGCTCAAAACTACCCCGCATTTGCGCACCTTTTGCTTGCCATCTAATATAGTCATCATCCATCCGCCGATGAAGTGCCCAGAAGTATTTACTTTCTAATTTTTCAACCTGTGTGGCTATCTTGGATGCCTCTTCCATATTCTACCTCCTCATTGAAGTGTAAAGAACTCTTTCTGAATTGTGATACGAGTTCCATCAGTTGCCTTATACGCTATCTCGTATTTACCATCAATGTAACCTGCTGTTTGACAATCGTAGTGATACTTGCCTACAGCGTCTTTGGTCATATCAACGGCATCAACCTTTACAACTCTATCCTTGTCGGTTATAGTAATCTTCATAGAGATTTGGGGGTCTTTGTAAGCACCAGCATCATCCTTTACCTCTACTGAGAGGATGATGGTCTCCCCAATATCGAAATCAGCCATATTATCCTCCCTTAAACTTTGAGGTTATCTTTAATCCCGTGTCTATATCACTAGTTATTATAGCATCTTTCTTTTGCTTTACTATAATGTTCAAGTCCTGAGTTATGGAAATATCACTATAAACCCTTAATCGCCTGATTCTTATTGCCCATAATGCCTTAATAGTTTGCCAAGTAACCGAGTAATCCCAGATAAATTGACTTGCTCTGCCTACGGCTTCCCTAATCTTCCATAAATACTGAATACCATCAGAGATAGGGGTGAGTATAGTCCAAATTAACTGGCGTGTCTTGAATACGGCTTGTCTCACATTCCACACAGATTGAACAGTGTCCGAAACAGAGGCTAACACATACCATACAAGCTGTCCAGTTTTACCTAGTGTTGCCCTGATATTCCAGACGCTTTGTATTGTATTGCCTAAAGCGAACCTCAAATTGTAAAGAAATTGATTAGCTTTACCTATACGGTATCGGATATGCCAAATAGATTGCACAGTGTCAGCGATGGGCGTTAGGACATACCAAATAGTTTGAGTAGTTTTATTGATTGCTTGTTTTATATGCCAGACAATCTGAACTGTGTCTCCCGCTGGGACTACTGCCAAAACATTCCAGACGGTTTGTATCGTATCTCCAAGAGAGAAACGAGTATGCCATATTTTCTGAATAGTTTTACCAATAACAGTTTTAACATTCCAAATAGATTGAATGGTGTCAGCAATAGGAGTGAGAACATACCAGACATACTGGGTAGTATCTCCCAACGCAAAGCGGATATTCCACAAAGACTGGATTGTGTCTCCTAACGCATATCGTAAGTTCCAAAGTGCTTGCCTAGTTTGACCTACAGCTTGACGATAGTGCCAGATGCTTTGGCAGGTATCAGTAATGGGGGTTAATACATACCAGATATATTGATTTGTTTTAGCAAGAGCATATCTTATATTCCATAGAGGTTGGACAGTTTTGCCCAAAGCATATCTAGTATTCCATATCTGCTGAACTGTATCGCCAATATATGTTTTTATATGCCAGACTAATTGAATGGTATCCCCGACTGGCACAATCGCCAAGACATTCCAAATATATTGTGAAGTATCTCCAATTGCCTGTCGGATATGCCACACTTTTTGAACGGTATTGCCTATCGCTTGTCTGGCGTGCCAAATAGTTTGTATCGTATCCCCGATAGAGGTTGCTACATTCCAAACTGCTTGTCTGGTTTGACTTATCGCTTGTCTCGTATGCCATATATTCTGTATAGTGTCGCCAAGAGCATACCGAATATTCCATATAGATTGAGTAGCATCACCTATTGCCGCCTTAACATTCCAGATTTTTTGAACCGTGTCCCCAATTGAAGTCTTGATATGCCACACGAGTTGGAAAGTATCGCCAACGGCTGTAACGGCAGCCAACACATTCCAGATATACTGCGAGGTATCACCTATAGATTGCTTGATATGCCATATTTTTTGAACTGTCTTACCGACAAA